AGCTGTTGCTTCTCTTTCAAGGGCTGCAAAAGCCGCTCTAGCTCTTTCAGCTTCTTTTTCAGCTTGTCTATCAGTTAATGTAATATTTTCTTCATTAACGTCTTGTAACTTTCTAGTTACGGATTCTAATTTTGATATTTCTTTAGTGGCATTTTTAATATTACTAGTCTGTTTACCTAGTTCCGCATTTATAGCCCTAAGAAGATCTCTTTGTTCCTTAAAATTAGCCACCTATTTTATTATAAATATTAGGTTTTAAAATTTTTTGCCACTGTTGAAGAATAAGTAGGATTATTTTTTATGAAATCAGGAATTTTTTGTTTATTACCCTCATCCATTTTTACGTTAGTTTTACCTTTATTATACTTAGATTGGGCCTTATTATATTCTTCCCGTTCTTTTAAATAAAATTCTTGTATACTATTAAATGTAAATTTCCTTAACCATATAGGCATGTTGTATACGGTGGAAAAATCATAGCCACCCTTTCCATGAAATACAATTTCATGTATTTGAGTGAATAAAATAGATCTATAATTCGACGTCTGGCCAAAAAAAATTCAGTGTGAAGGGAATTTCCATGGTAAATTCGGCACCCTCTGAATCAGTAATGGTAGTTTCCATGTTGATATCGGGTTGCATAGATTTTACATAGTTTCTTAATTGTCTAGAATCCATGGCTAAAAGATAATTATCCACATACTCCCTAATAGTAGCTACATCTGTATCACCATTAACTGAAGTAATAAGATGTTTAAGTCTTGTAGATAACTCAGGTGAATTATTTTTGGATATTTTTTTTAAACCTCTTAGTTCATTTTCAATTGCTAGATCATCCCTATGAGTAAGTAGTTTAAAAGTTATTTGAGTTTTAGAATGGGGGAGTGTATATGGAAATTCATTAACACCCTTAGTATAAAGGGATTCATCTAATTCCTTATTTTCTAGAGTGGACAAATCCACAGTGCATTCTTCTCCCTTAACTGTAAATTTATATTCTTTTCCATACCCTAAAATACGGGCCGCTATTACAATAGCGTTTTTATCTCCCACTACTAAATCCCTATAGTCTATTTTGCTTACTATAAGTGATTGAAGTAATTTATCTATTACAGTACCTTTTTCAATATAATTTTGATTAGATAAAATATCTTCTTCCTTAGCAGTCATATATTTCATTTCTATTTGACCAGATGAAAGAGGATTATCTTCCGGATAAACTAAACCTTTGGATGGCAATTCAACTATTTCAGTAGGAAATTCAAACTTTGCTTTAGACATAGATTACAATTTAAAAAAATAACTTTATTCAGTGATAAATATATAAAAAAATAAGAAAATATAAATTTCTATAAAGAAATTTTAACCACTCCTCCTGAATTATATAATCTACCTGCAACTCCAGGATCTGAAGTAGGTAAATTAGTAAAATTTATTTGGGAACTATGGACTGATAAACTTCCTGACATGGATAAACCACCAGCATCACTC